CAATACTGCCTCCTGAAGCAACATCACTTAAATAGTAAACCGCAAGTATTCTACACGGACCACCAAAAATAGTTTGAGCAGCGCCTGCAGCAGTTAATTGTGTAGATTTTACATCTACTGGATATGTACCCATAATTTATTCTCCTTAGTCGTGAGCTCCCGAAGGAGCTCACATTTTATTTATTACGTTGCAAAAGCAAATGCACCAGTCACTGCTAACGCATCACTAGCCACTTCATAAGAAACGACCCAAGTTCCTTTTTCATAACATACAAAATAAATTTTGCTACTTGTAGTGAAAAGGTTTGTTGCTACGTCTGCAGGTGTATACTGTAATGCAGTTTCATTAGCTGTTGAAGTATCAAAAGCGACTTCTGAGCCACTTCGACTTTCAATTATTGAACCTGTTTTTAAAACATCTGAACCCGCACAATCAAAGATAAGTTTTGCTGTTCCACCTTCTGTATCTTTAGATTGAACATAAACTACAACTGAACCTTGGGCTGCTGCTGGTAAAGTAGCTGTGCATGCCCCTCCTCCTGTGTAGTTTACAAAAGATATAGTATTAACCGCCAGTGTGATTGAAGTTCCTGTTGCTACATCTGATGTAGACAAGCCAGTCAAATCTGGAAGTTGCGAACTATATCTAGTTGAAATGGCGCCAGTGCCCGCGGTTTTAGTTGCTACTTGAAAACCTTTTTCCGAACGTACTGGTCCATTAAACGTAGTTGTTGCCATGATTATAATCCTCCTAGTTTGTGAATCTAGTCTCTAGGCCGTCGACTATACGCGTCTAGATTCGGTTAATAATTGTATAGTGATTAATCTATAACGCAAATTTGCGTTCAGCGCAAGGTATCCCTACAGAAATGTATGATTTTTAATAGCGCTTAAGTGGCTATTGAAACTTCAGACTTGGCGTCGTTTACTTTAGTTTGAAGCGTATCGGCTTCAAATTCGTTGGCAATGATCTGCTTTATAACATCCTGGATTTGTCTATTGATCTCAATCATCCGAATATTATGTTTCCCTGACTTCAGGTGCTCGTGTTGCCACTCTAGTTCCAAGGACTGTTTCGTAATGTACAGGTCGTGTGTCATTTATAACTTCCTCATAAGTTATCCATTTACCACGGGTAAATCCATCTTTCTCCAGTTTTACCTCATTTTGTCCTAGCTTGTCAAGGATTGATTTTTCAATCCCTTCCTTACTATCTTCAGCCATTACATTAAAATCAGCATAATAACCGTCGTGGTGAATTTTTACTCGGAAGTTTTTCATAGGTCTAATTTCTAACTTTATAAACGAAATGAGGCCGTTTTGAGGCGGCCTCATCTCTAATGTTATTACGCTCCTGGTGAAGCGTAAATACCTCTAGGGTCAGAACATCCGAAGACGTATCTTTCTCTAGCTTTGTATCTAACGTTCCCAGTATCGAAATCGCCTTCCATTGCAGTTGTCAATGGTGCACGATTGAACATTTTCATACCATTAGGTACGTCTGTAATGATGTAAAATGCATCAGTATCAGTTAAGAAATTATTCACTCTATATCCTTGAGGAATCATTCCCATAGATTTGATTGCATTGATATCATTATCAGCTGTTCCCACTCTGCCTTGAGATTTAAATAATCTTTCAGCAGTAAATTGGGTGTTAGAAGGAATGATCATTTTCACTCCTCTAGCAGCAATTTTAAGACCTCGTTCGTCAGTCATTGCAGCAATGTCTATTAAAGCTTGCTCCATTGACGTTTCATTAAGATCTGCCGCCGTTGCTAAAGTATTACTAAATACTCCTGCAATTGTCGGGTGTTGAGTACTAAATAAAGTTACAGCGTCTCCAGTTTTAAAGGTACCTGATGGTAGACCATTAATTAATGGATTGACTGCTTTTACTTCTTTAGCATTGCTCATAGATCTTGCTAAAGCTTTTGTATAACGAGAAGCAATTCTATCGTAGAGGTTATCTTCGATAGCTTCTTCTGTTATCGCAAATGCTAGAGCGATAGTCTCGTTAGTGTAACGTGCTGTAAAAGTTTCTTGAGCTTCGTCATATGATATGCCTTGCCCTTCCGCTTTTACATCAGCATTCGCAAATCCTGATAACATAACTTCCTCTTCGAAAGCTCTGTCAGAAGATTCTTGAACGTATATTTCAGCATGTTGATTTTCATACCGCTTGTATTCCAGCCCAAATAGTGCATTTAGGCCTGGCTCTAGTTCTTTAACTAGCTGTGCTCGTGATATTGCCATTGTCTATATGCTCCTATTACGCGCTATCCACAAACTCATTGTTATTGGAAACAGCTATTACGCTTAAAAAATTTGCTGTAATGTCACTGTTACTAGGATCGTCTGCGATCCTAAGTACTCTCCATGAGTAGTTTGTAGCGTGTGTTTGTCCGTCTATATCCAAAGTGTTTGAAGATTGTCCAGTAGTAGTACTACCTGCTACCGCATTCATATTGTATGTTTCCATGTGGCCTGCTTGTGTAAGCGCGGTATCACATGCAACTTGATACAATTGAAAAGGATTATCTAAAACAAACGCAGTGGTATCTTCGGAGTTTGCTGGAGTAATTGCAGTAAGATAGCCATTCGCCCATGTCGGCTTCAAAGTTGTAGCCGCATTGTAGAATATGCCATTCAACACACCACACATAGATGTCGTTCCAGTGGTTACAACAGTACCTTCCGTCATATAACCAGCAGCTGAGACAACAGGTGCACCGTGATAAATTACAGCGGCGCTATATCCTGCGTCAATCTTATAAGCTGACTGACCTTGAGTTGACGGAGTATTACCTAATGTCCCAACGGGAATTAATCCATAGCCTTGTGTATTGCTATTTGCCATTTTGTTACTCCTATGTTTACAGTTTTACCTGTAAACGGTTAAAAAAATTCGTTGGTAGGGAATTGGTTGTTATCCCGAGAAAACTAGGTTTTCTTTGTACCACCGAAGGTTACACGAGACTGCCTGTCAATATTGATAGGCATCCTCTTATCCTGCTCCTTCATAAGATCGTGTTCTATAGCTTCGTTTTGATCTGTATGACGTCGTGTCATATAGTCAGTACGTTGCTGCGCAATCTCTTCTGGAACCTTTGCAAGCAAAAGGCCACCGACCCCTACTACCCCCTTGTATCGACCTTCGTCGATGACTGGATAGTCCGAAGCATTTTGAATTTCTTCAGCACGAACAAGTTCGTATCCTTCCCTTATTCGTCCTTGGATATTTTTCGTATCCGAAAATCCCATGACTTCAGCTCTGATCCATCTGTACCTAAATCCTTTAGGCGCAGGAGGTGCATCTAGAGATGATGGAGGAACCCACACTTTTGGTCTTTCAGATTTGGACCGTGTTTGGCTCGCACGAGGTTGTTTTGTATCTTCTTGTTTCATACGCTTATACTACTCCCTTCGTGTTTTTTAATTGTTTTGCGTACTCTTCGAGTGGCACTCCTAATTTTTTCGCAATAGCGACCTGTGAAGAAGTGAGTCTCACAGTTTGGCGACCAGGCTTCACGCTTCTTTTTGCAGAAGCGACCGTCTGAACGGGCTCGGTCGTATACTTATTATCACTTGTACCAAACTTATGCGGAAAGTCAACACGAATTCTTTTATCTACTTCCTCATAGTATTCATCAGATTTAGGATCAAAACCTTCTTTGTCCACTAAATCTTTATGAATTTCGAACGCAGTGAATGTCATAGCTCGATCTTGACCGAACCATGTGTTTTTATTAGCCCAAGCATCAGCTTGTGGATCACCAGGACCAACCTGAGAAGAAGGTCGTTGAGGTTCTCTCACATCACCAGGTTTTACTGGTGCTTCCTCTTCTCTTAAAGTTTTACTGTGTTCCAATTTAGCATTATCAAATGCTAAAGTGGCGATCCGCTTATTGGCGTCGACTTGTGCTTTTGCATCTCCGGATTCAATAGCGCGCGTTAACTCACCTTGAGCAGCGTCCATTCCTTCTTTGATGCTTGACTCAAACTTCTTAATATAATCAGAGTCTGTCTTAACAAAACGTTTCTCTAACGTTTTACGACTTTCATCAGCCGATCTTGCATATTCCGTAGCTGCGTCTCTTTGCCTTTCAGCTTCACGCATCTTACGAGTAAGTTTTGCAATACGAGACTGAACACCCTTACTATACTCTTCAAGTTGTTCGTCATCTTTCTTTTGTTCTTTTTTAATTTCTTTAACGGTTTCTGTTACTTCTTCCTTTGTTTCTTCTTCCTTGATTACTGGTTCTTGTTCCGTTGTTGGCGCTTCAGTCTCTACGACTCCTTCTTCTTTTACTTTTTCTTCAGCAACATCAACCTCGGCCCCTGGGCCAGACGTATCAATGTCCACCGATTTTTGGCTCGGTTTCTTATTTTCTTCTTCAGGCATAGTTTCCTCCTATGTTAAAATTCATGCAAGAGATCCTCTGGACTCTTGATGGTCGCTAAAATCTCATCATCATTTAGCAAACGAACTTCCCCACCTTCGATTTTAATTCTGGATCCAGCATATCGGGCAAACATTACCCAATCTCCCTTCTTGCACCACGGACCTTGAGGATACCGTTCCTTGTCCTGGTAGCATTGTGGACCCATCGCCAAAACTAGACCGCATTGCGAAGCTACTTGTTGTCGTTCTAACGTAGCCTCCGCTAATACTAATCCACCTTTGGTTTTATCTTTCACTTTGAAAGGTAAAACTAAAAGTCGCCAACCTGTCGGTTTGGGCAGGTTTGCGTCTTGACGCTTATATTTTTCTTCTAATGCTGGTTTATGTTTTGGGAGGTTTGATGTCGATGACTGTTCCTTCATTTTTTTGCTCCTTGTTATCCAGCAGGTTAGAGAGTTCCTGTCGTGTTGCCTCTAGGGCATTTATTTGTCCTATTATATACTTATAAGACTCCATGTTGTCAACCCCGCCCGAGGTAATGGATATAGATAAATCTTGAATCCGTTTTATTAAAAAACGATTGAGTTGTACAATAGCACTTTCTAAATTCATTAATCCTTTCTTAGGGTTTTATTTTATCTCCGTAAAAGGTTTCCAAACTTTTATTATTAACTTTAACATCTCCTAATTTACTATTCATATAACTACCATTATAAGGAGTATTAACCCCTTTAGGCGTCATTAATTTAGATGTCCAGCCCTGTTTATTGTTTTTAAATTGAGTTTTAATTCTTGTAGCCATTAACCCCAGCCTGTCTTTGCTTTCTTCTTGAATGTTCTTGCAAGCGCCTTACGTGCGGGTGTGCAAGTCTTTTTAGTCATGGGTGTACAGTAACCTTTGTGTTTAGGGTTTACTGCTTTTTGAATCCATTTCTTGTCGGTTTTTCCGCCTTTAGCTTTTTTAACTCTTTTTTCCGAACCAACATCTCCAACGTATGGGCCTTTTTGATGAGTTAAATCTTCTGTTTCTGGATAAACTTTTTTCTTTAGCTTAAATGGACCTGCTGGTCGGAGCTTCTTAATAGCGTGTTTAAGAACACCACCAATAGCTTTACCTTTTCTCTTCTTATGAATATCCTGCATCATAAATTCATGCGTTCCTGGTTTAGGTCCAGTGCCCCATGGTTTGCCACCTTTGTTAAGGCCTATTCTTCCGCCTTTAGCCGCCATTGTTGGAA